CCGCCAGCTCTGTGAAAAGCGCGGCTGCCCGGATGCTGGCGCACGCTTATGCGGCAATCTCGCCAACCCCAAAGTGGCAACATTTTGCGCTGCCCTTTGGCTCACTTTTACTCTGCCGTTGACAGACGCCGCGCTAGCGCCCGAAGCCGATTGCACCGTTGCCGCTGCCAACGGTGCAGACTTTGCCGCCAGCATCCGTGCCACAGCGTTGACCCATGCCCGCGCCGTCGTCGATCTCTGCCGTCTGGCCGGCCAGCCGCAGATGGCGGGGCGGTTCCTCGAGCGCGACGCCGACCTCGACGACGTCCGCGCCGCCCTGCTGGCTGCCCGCGCCGAAGCGGAACCCGACATCTCTGCAGCCCATCCGCAACCCGGTCGCCCCTCCGGCGCGCGTCCTTGGGGCGACGTGATCGCCCGCACCTTCCGTCTGAAAGGATAAACCCATGCCCACGCTTACTGAAACCCGCCACGCGGGCGGCTTCCTCGTCTGGGAAGCGCTTCGCGACTATTGCCGCAGTACGGTCGTTCTGGCCTCTGGCAATCTCCTGCCCGGCACCATTCTGGGCAAGATCACCGCGTCGGGCAAATACGCCGCCCATGATCCTGCCGCCTCGAACGGTACACAGACGGCGGCGGCCATCCTCTGGGACAGCGTCGATGCCAGCGGCGGCGACAAGAACGCCGTTGTGCTGATCCGCGGCCCCGCCATCGTCAACCAGTATGAAATCACCATCCCCGGCACGCCCACCGCGCCGCAGATCGCCGCTGCCCACGCTGCCCTGCTGACGCTCGGCATCCTCGTCCGATAACCCCCAAAATCAGGAGGCACCCCATGGCCACCATGGACATCTTCGAAGGCGATGCCTTCTCGATCATTGAACTCACCCGTGCGCTCGAAAACATCCCCTTCAAGCCCGCAACGCTGTCGGGTTCGGCCATCTTCGGGCCGCGCGGCGTGCGCTCCCGCACCGTCGTCATCGAAAGCCGCGACGGCACGCTGTCGCTGATCCCGTTCTCCGAACGCGGCTCGGCCTACGACCAGCAAACCCCTGAACGCCGCGATGTGCGGGCGTTTGTGTGCCGCCAATTCAAGAAGCAGGACGTGATTTGGGCCTCGGAAGTCCAGCAGGTCCGTGATTTCGGCAGCGAGTCCGCCACCCAGCAGGTGCAGGCCGAAGTTGCCCGCAAGCTGGGCCGCCTGCGCAATGACGCCGAGACCACCTTCGAGTATCACCTCTTCAACGGCATTCAGGGGTTGGTGAAAGACCCGCGCGACGGCGCCACGGTGGTGAACTACTTCACCGAATTCGGCATCACCCCGGCGACCGAGGTGGACTTCGATCTCGACAACGCCACCCCGGCCTCGGGCGCGCTGCGCAAACGCTGCCAGGCGCTGATCGAGAGCGTCGAGGATGTGATGGGCGGGCTTGCCACGGGGGCGATTGCGCTGCGCGCCGAATGCGGCTCGGCCTTCTTTGCCGATCTGGTCGCGCACAAGGAGGTACGCGAGACCTACCTCAACACTGCCGCCGCTGCTGATCTGCGGTCCCGCATCGCTGATGAGGTTAGCTTCGGTGGCATCACCTTCCGTCGCTACCGGGGCGGGGCGGGTTTCGGCGTGGCCACCGACAAGGCGGTTTTCTACCCCGAAGCCATCGACGGGCTGTTCGAAATCTATCACGCCCCGGCCGATACCTTCGAGACGGTGAATACGCTGGGCCAGCCGCTTTACGCGCGGATGATCCCCGACCGGGATCGTGACGAATGGGTACGGCTCGAGATTGAAAGCAACCCGCTGCCGATCTGCACCCGCCCGCAGGTGCTCCGTTCGGCACGGCGGACGTGATGTCTGCCTTTGCCGCCGCCGTCGGCGCGCTCTTCGCCGATGGCAACATCGGGCGCGATGCCGTCTATGTCGCCGACGGCGGCGCACCGGTTCTGGTGCGCCTCATTGCCCGGCGCGCCGATGACGTCACCGAGTTCGGCGATGCCCGACTCTGGTCGGAAACCACCCGCGTCGACTTGCTGGTGGCCGAAGTGCCGAACCCGCGCCCCGGCGACCGGATCGAGATCGATGGCGAGGCCTTTCTCATTCAGGGCGAGCCGGTCCGCGACCGCGAACAACTGGTCTGGACTGTGGACCTGAGGCCTGCATGAAACTGCGGCTCGACATCGATCCCGACATCGTCGCCATGATGGTGGCAGAGGTTGCCGCAGGGGAACGCGCCGTGACGGCTGCCATGCGCGAGGCCGGAACCGGTCTGAAATCCGCCTGGCGGACACAGATCACCGGCGCAGGGCTGGGTACCCGGCTTGCCAACTCGATCCGCCTCGCCAGCTTTCCGAAGTCGGGCGAAAGCCTGAACGCGGCGGCGCTGGTTTGGTCGAATGCCCCGGTGATCGTCGGCGCGCATGACACCGGCCCGCTGATCCGCTCGAAGAACGGCTTCTGGCTGGCGATCCCCACGCCAGCAGCAGGGAAATCCACCCGTGGCGGACGGATCACCCCCGGCGAATGGGAGCGCCGCACCGGACTGCGCCTGCGGTTCATCTATCGCCGGAGGGGCCCGAGTCTGCTGGTCGCTGAGGGGCGGTTGAACAGCAAGGGCCGGGCGGTTGCTTCCAAGTCCAAGACTGGGCGTGGTTTCGCAACCGTGCCGGTATTTTTGCTGGTGCCGCAGGTGAAGCTGCCGAAGCGGCTGGATCTGGCGCGGGACGCAGAGCGGGCGCATGACGCGGTGCCGGGGCTGATCGTGGCGAATTGGGTGGAGAGCAGGTGGTCGTAAGTGAATCAGGCCGTCGTCACACAGAGGACGCCCATGCCTGAAAGTCCTTCAAAAGTAGCCGGATACCCTCGTTGGAAATGACCCAGTCAGCCCTGGACTCTTTGAACCAAAAGGACTCAAGATCGGCACGCTCGTCAGACAACAGCTTATCGGAGAAGTCGTTCAAGTCGCGCACCGCCTGGTCGCCATACCTCTGGCGGAAACCCTTGTAGATTGCATGGCGTGCAGTGGGTGATGCAGACGCCCAATCCGGATAAACGAGATGCAGATCCTGATGGAACTGCAACGTAAAGTCATGGAAGGCTTGGGGCGTTTTCACGTTATTCGTTCCTAGGATAGGAGGTAATGATTATGAAGCCGTTCAGCATTTCTGGCGCATGGCGAATATACGTCCCCACGCCATAGGTTGTCCGAAGTCGTATTGGTGAGGACGCTCCTCGAGTCAACCGATAGGCTTCCTGGCCCGTCACGCTGGAGAAGATGCTCTCAATGAAGGCATCTTCCAATTGCCCTGTCGCGACAGCATTCACGATAGCGGCGTTCCGGGAAAGGTTCGCGTTCGTCAGCCTCTCCGCAGCCGCAAGCGAGCTAAACGAACCGTGGCGCCAGCGATAAACCGTGTAGAATAGAGTCCGGGCTTCCGGCACACTGACCATGCCAATGAGAAAGGTTTCGCTCTTGCCGACGTGCCGTTCAATTGTATGCCCGCCAGCGGCCTCGTGTTCGGCGAGATCCTGAAGGGGGTAGCCGCCCTCAGTGGGGAGATATTCAACAAGCGTGACATCATTCGGTGCGTCAGGCCTGAGTGGTTCCGCGTAGCACCTGCAGTTATGCGCCTGACCCGGATGGCCGCCTGCGGGTGCCTCGTCCCAGCGAAACACCTGATCGTCGTATTCCGCATGGCTATCGCGAACTTTGGTATCGTCACGGGAGCGCCAGATATAACGTTCGATGCCGAGGTCTTGCTGCCGAAGCTGGTTGATCAGGCCAGCAAAGGCCCGAAGCAGACGATCTTCCATGCTGGTCCGCAACGGGCGAAGGCGTTGCGGGTGGGTTTGATATTCGTCAAAGATGGCGGCCAGACGCTCATCCCATTGGCGCAGCGCCTCATCTTTCGCATCCGAAACATCGCGCAGATCGGCTTCCGTCACCCATGGAACGGTGTCCGGTGGTGTCAGCGTATTCATCAGCATCCGGGTGTTATCGGCGATGACGCGGTCCAGTTGGTCAGTGAAAGTGGCCCGCAGATCGGCATAGCCGGGAAAAAGCGACTTGATCGAAATGGCTGCGCGGTAGCCGTACACCGTGCCATTCTGCTTGGTAACGACATATTGGCCGCTACCGCCGTGGCGGAGGAATTCCCGAAGATTGTGCTGCATTAAACCTCCCACCGACCCGCAGGATAAGTTGTAGGCGCAATCGTTTAAAGAGTATTTACCTTGCCGTGCGTTGCTTCCGGCCCGGCGTTCGGTAAAGAAAATCTGTAAGGTCTGCACCATGCCCACACCCCGCGAAACCATCCTGGCCGCGCTGTACGCGCGGCTCTCGGCGTTGCCATCCATCGCCCTGCGCGGCGACGTCCTGCCCGAGCGCGTCCCCGCCGCTGGCCTCCTGATCCTGCGCGACGGTGAGCCGGGCGAGCCGGAGGTCACACTGTCGCCCCTGCGCTACCACTACCAGCACCGGGCCGAGATCGAGGCGGTCGTGCAGGGTGCCGCGCGTGACGCGGCCTTCGACACGCTGACCGCCAGCATCGGCGCGGCGATTGCGGCTGACCGCACGCTGGGCGGCCACTGCGACTGGGTCGAGGCGGAAGCGCCGCGCCCGGTTGATCTGCCGGTCGAGGGTGCTGCCAGCCTGAAGGCTGCGGTGATCCCGGTCATCCTGCATTATTCCACGGCCGATCCGCTGGCCTGACCCCCACACACGATAGGAGAATACGATGGCACGAGCCCATGGGGCGCGGGCGCAGATGGCGCTTGCGTTCGAAACCGTCTATGGCACCGCGCCCGCCACGGGCTTTCGCACGGTGCCCTTTGCCAGCACGACGCTCGGCTCCGAACAGCCACTGATCGCCTCGGAACTGCTGGGCCAGGGGCGCGACCCGCTGGCCCCGATCAAGGATGCGGTCACCGCCGACGGCGATGTCGTGGTGCCGATCGATGTCGAGAACCTCGGCCTCTGGCTGAAGGCGGCCTTCGGTCAGCCTGCCACCACCGGCACCACGCCCAAGACCCATACCTTCCAGTCGGGCAACTGGACGCTGCCGAGCCTCGCCATCGAGGCGGCGATGCCCGAGGTGCCGCCCTATGCGATGTATACTGGCTGCGTCTGCGACCAGCTGTCATGGCAGATGGCCCGGTCTGGGCTGCTGACGGCGACCGCGCGTCTGGTAGCGCAAGGGGAAACCGTCGCGGCAGCTTCGGTTGCGGGCACCACCACTGCGCTGGCGCTGCAACGGTTCGGTCATTTCAACGGGGCGATCACCCGCAACGGCACGCCCCTTGGCAACGTCGTCTCGGCCGAGGTGACCTATTCCAACGGCCTTGACCGGATCGAGACCATCCGCTCGGACGGCCGCATCGAAGGGGCCGATCCCGGCATGGCCGCGCTGACCGGCCGGGTCGAGGTGCGCTTCGCCGACAGCACGCTGATCACGCAGGCCATCGATGGCAGCCCTTGCGAGCTGGTCTTCGCCTGGAGCCTTGGCGCCAACGCCAGCTTCACCTTCACCGCTCATGCTGTCTACCTGCCGCGCCCCCGGATCGAAATCCCGGGCCCGCAAGGCATTCAGGCCACCTTCGATTGGCAGGCTGCCAAAGCCGTCAGCCCCGCCCGCATGTGCACCGCCGTCCTCATCAACACCGTAGTGGGATACTGATCATGATCAGACTGAACCTGACCGCCGCGCCTGCGTG